CTTATATAAATAGATGTAAGCAGAACGGAAAAAAAATATGCCTACATTAAATCCAGCAGTAACTGTAGCAGTTAGTACTACGAGCTCACAAAGCCAGCTCAATAATATTAACTACTTACAGCCGAACGCGTTTAAGCTTTCAATTGATCGAAAGAACTTTCCTAACCTAGAGTTCTTTGCTCAATCTGTGCTACATCCAGACGCATCTCTTACAGCGGCAGAGCTTCCACATCTACGTGTAGCAAATGTACCTTTTGCTGGAGATACACTTCGGTTTGGCGAACTATCCGCAATGATTATTCTTGATGAGAACATGAACTCATACGTTGAGATGTACAACTGGATTACTCGTATCGTTCAACAGGATTATAAATCGCCACTAAATAGATCTAACGAGATACCACCAACAAATGCTGATATTACTGTGTCTGTTTTATCTAGCCACAATAATACCACTCGAAAAATTAAATACAAAGATTGTATACCAACTGGTCTTGGTAACATAACATTTGAATCGACTACATCTGAATCTTTTCTTACATATCCTGCTAATTTTAGATTCTCTTACTTTGAAATTTCTTAACTGAAATAGGAATATTATGATTGACTTGAAAACTATTCTTGCTATGTGGCAAGAGGACTGCATTATTGATAACAGCAAACTAGATGCTACTTCTAGAGATACTCCCAAATTACATGCTAAATATCTTCAGCTTCTGGCTGAGGCTAAACTCATGAAGAAGAAGTCAGAATTTACGCAGAAAAATTTGCTTAAAGAAAAATGGCTTTACTACAACGGTAAGATGGATCAAGATCAACTAGCCGAGAAAGGTTGGGACCCTGATCCTTTCAATGGACTACGTATCCTCAAAGGCGAGATGGATTACTATTATGATTCAGATCCTGAGATCCAGCAGTCCGAAGAAAAAATAGAATACTGGAAGACGGTTATAGATAGTCTTACAGATATAATTGATAACTTAAAATGGAGACATCAGACTATTTCCAATATGATTCGTTGGAGGCAGTTTGAACAAGGTGATTGATGGCAGACTATAAGGTTCAGCTCAAAGATTATAGTATGATGTACGTAGACTGCGAACGTGGTCAAGCACAAGAACTATCCGAGTACTTTTCATTCTATGTTCCAGGTTATAAGTTTATGCCTGCGTATAAGAATAAAGTATGGGATGGTAAGATACGCTTGTACAATAATCTGACAAATGAATTAAACGCTGGACTGTTTCATTACCTTCGTAAGTTTTGCGCAGAAAGAGGATACACATACGAGCTAGAGGAATCCGACTATGGATCTCCTACTGATAAGAACGTAGTTGATCAAAAAGTATTTGATAATTTCTTAAGCGTTTCAAACTTACCGTTTGCTCCAAGAGACTATCAGTACGACGCAGTTATTCGTTCTTTAATTTCAAACCGTGCTATTCTATTATCACCTACAGGATCTGGTAAATCATTTATCATCTATCTTATCATTAAGTACTGGATGGAAATGGAGAATGAACATGATAAAGTTTTAATTATTGTTCCAACTACTTCTTTAGTTGAACAAATGTACACAGACTTTAAAGACTATAACATGAACGTAGAAGATATGTGTCATAGAATATATTCAGGTAAAGATAAAAACTCTCCTAAACGTGTTATTATTTCAACTTGGCAGTCAATATATAAGTTCCCAAAGAAATGGTTTGAACAGTTTGGTATGGTTATAGGAGATGAGTGCCACGGATTTAAATCTAAGTCCCTGTCGTCAATAATGAATAAGGCCACGAAAGCAAAGTATAGATTCGGCACAACTGGCACACTCGACGGCACGCAGACACATAGACTCGTCCTTGAGGGATTATTTGGACCTGTGCATCAGGTTACCCTGACCAAAACGTTACAAGACGAAGGAACATTGGCTCCTTTAGATATTAAAGTACTTTTATTAAATTATACAGAAGAAGTGAGGAAAGACTTTGGCAACAAAACATATCAAGATGAAATTGAATTCATTATTGGAAACAATATTCGTAATAGGCTTATTCGGAATCTCGCTCTGGATGCTAAGGGAAATACTCTTGTCCTATTTAATCGTGTGGAAGCTCATGGAAAGCCTCTCTATGAGTTGATAAATAGTAAGGCAGAGGAAGGAAGAAAAGTTTTCTTTGTCTCTGGTGAAGTAGCAACTTCAGACAGAGAAGCAATTCGTAAAATAGTGGAGAAACAAAATGGCGCAATTATTGTTGCAAGTCTTGGTACCTTCAGTACTGGTATTAATATACGGAATCTGCATAATATCGTGTTCGCTAGCCCGTCAAAGTCTCAAATTAAAGTTTTACAATCTATCGGACGAGGGCTACGCCAATCCGATGACGGACGTGAAACAACACTCTACGACATAACCGACGACTTACACTGGCATAATCGAAAAAATTACACGTTACTTCACGGTGCAGAGCGTATAAAAATATATGATAAAGAGCAGTTCAACTATAAAATTATAAAGGTGGACATATGACCGAAACAATTGTAAAACAATGCTTGCTTTCTTCAGGTGATGAGATTGTATGCGAGGTCGTTGACTGGGCAGATGATGATGGACCGGGTCTCGTCATACGTAACCCTTTGAAATTAGTTACGGTAGATAGACCGGACGGATTAAGATACCACATTTTTCGTCCTTTAATGATTATGCAACTCGAAGAAGGAACGTTTCAAACTTTACACGCTGAACATATTCTTGTAGAAGCAACTCCTATAAAGGAAGTTGTAAAAGAATACTTCAATGCTTTAAACGTAGAAAACGATGATCGTACACCCGTTGATAGTGATGAAAAATTTAAGAAGTACATGAAGAAAATAACGGCGATCCTAGACGGAGAAGATAGTGACGAAGATAACGTAATCAACCTGTTTCCTAGCACAAACAAGAATAAATTACACTAGTACTCCTGCCCACCATAAAGGATACCTTTAAATTATATACAGTTGTGCAGGATTGTAAACCCCTAAAATGCAATAAAAATAATTTATTTTTTTAGTTTACTTTTATTGAAATATAGTATAGAATAGAAATATTGAATGAGGATATATTATGGCCAAAAGAAAAAGCATTCACTACGTAAATAACAAAGAGTTTTCACAAGCAGTTGTTGATTATTGTACAGTAGTGAAGGAAGCAAAAGAAAAAGAATCAAAGCTTCCGATTGTTCCAAACTACATCGCGCAATGCTTTCTTAAAATTGCCGAAGGCTTATCACATAAATCTAATTTCATACGTTACACTTATCGTGAAGAGATGGTGATGGACGCGGTTGAGAATTGCCTGAAGGCTATTGAGAACTATAACATTGAAGCTGCTACACGATCGGGTAACCCCAACGCATTCGCGTATTTCACTCAAATTTCTTGGTACGCATTCCTACGCCGTATCGCAAAAGAAAAGAAACAACAAGACATTAAACTTAAGTACTTATCACAGTCTGGTATCGAACAGTACGTGTTTGGAAACATCGAAGATAAAGCTGCTAATAATGCTGTACAGCTATTTGTCGATCAACTCAAAGATCGTATTGATAAAGTAAAAGAACGTGATACTGAGTTTCGTCAATATGTACAAGAAGAAAAAACACGTAAGAAACGAGTTATGCGTGTTGATTCAGACCTACAAATATTTATGGATGATGAATGAAAATAGCTATATTGAATGACACCCATTGTGGTGTTCGCAATTCCTCTGATATTTTTTTAAATAACGCAGATAAATTTTATAATGAAATATTTTTTCCATACCTTTTAGAAAATAATATAAAACATATTCTTCACCTTGGTGACTACTACGATAATCGTAAGTTCATTAACTTCAAGGCACTCAATCGTAATCGTAAGATGTTCCTTCATAAGTTACGTGAGTACGGTATCACTATGGATATTATATGTGGTAACCATGATACGTACTATAAGAATACGAATGACTTGAACTCATTAAAAGAGTTGCTTGGCCATTACATGAACGAGGTACATATCGTAAGTAATCCTACAGTCTTAGAATACGATGAACTCAAGATCGCTATGGTTCCTTGGATCAATCCTGAAAATGAAAAAGAATATATAGATTTTATAAAGAAATGTGATGCACCTATCCTTGGCGCTCATTTAGAACTTGATGGTTTTGAAATGATGAAAGGTATTGAAAGCACACACGGCATGGACCCTTCTATCTTCGATAGGTTCGAGATGGTGTTATCAGGACACTATCATACAAAATCACATAAAGGCAATATCCACTACCTTGGATCACAAATGGAGTTTTTCTGGAATGACGCCCACGACAAAAAATACTTTCACATCTTGGATACAACAACACGCGAGCTTACTCCTATCCATAACCCTCATACTCTGTTCCATAGGATCTATTATGACGATGTGGTGGCTGATTACGGAGATTATGACGTTACATCTCTAGATAATAAATTTGTAAAAATTGTAGTAATTAATAAAAATGACCTATTTACATTCGACCGATTTGTTGATAGAATACAGAATAGGGGAATACATGAACTTAAGATTCAAGACAATTTCTCAGAATTTATTGGAAGTAACGTAGAAGATGAAAACGTATCTCTCGAAGATACAACATCTCTCGTTAATACATACATTGATAACGTGGAGACAGAGTTGGATAAAGATCGTATCAAAAAAGAAATGAATGATCTATATGTGGAAGCACAGACACTCGAAATAGCATGATTACATTTACAACCCTAAAGTGGAAAAATTTCCTTTCTACAGGAAATGCTTTTACCACTGTAAACTTTAGTGAGTCAAAGACTACACTCGTTGTAGGCCATAATGGCGCAGGCAAGTCAACTATGCTTGATGCTCTTGCATTTGCGTTATTTGGTAAAGCACATAGAAATATTAGTAAGCCTCAACTTCTTAATTCGATTAATAATAAGAATTGTGTAGTTGAAGTTGAATTTAACGTGTCTGGTTCGAACTATAAAATCGTTCGTGGTATCAGGCCAAACATATTCGAGATTTGGAAAGATGGGACTATGATAAATCAGTCCTCTCATTCTAAAGAGTACCAGAAGATCCTCGAGCAAAACATCATCAAGCTCAATCATAAGAGCTTTCACCAGATCGTTGTGCTTGGCAGTTCCTCCTTCATTCCCTTCATGCAACTTGCAGCCGGCGCTAGGCGTGATGTTATCGAGGATCTTCTGGACATTAATGTATTCTCTAAGATGAATAATATTCTAAAGGAAAAGAATAGTTTACTGAAAGAAGACATAAAGTCTACCGAATATGATTTAGAACTTGCAAAAGAAAAGATTGACTTACAATCAAAATACATAAAGGAAGTTGAAAGC